GCAATTGAACGTAAGGCATATGAAACCCGGTAACCTAAGCAACGTGGCGCAGAGGAAGCGCGATTGGCTCATAACCAGTAGGTCGGTTGATCGAAACAACCCGTTGCTATTCTGACAAGTTCTTTATACAAAGGCCTTGTCAAAATGGACATAAATCATTCACTCTTAAAGATAAGGCAAATGGAGTCTATTATTCCTCCAAACGCACGAAACACTCTGAAAGAGTTTGCTTCGTTAGTGAAAAAGGATACACATGCAGAACTTGAATGTAAGATTCTTCCTAGCAAAATTCACACAAAAGATATAGCGGATCGTATTGTTGCATCCATTCAATTGTATTCACGTGGACCTCCAGTTGAAGAGCATCGCGCTACCTTTTCATATGCAGACGGTCTGAGAGTTGTAGTTGTTGGAGCAGAGAACATTCACAAAGTATGCACAACAGGTAGTTTTAGAGGTGTTCCTCTTGAAGTTGAACGAAAACGCCGTTACTTTGAAGTCGTCTCTGCTATTACAGGAAAGTCCGATATGATTGATTTACCTGATGGATCTATTCGCTTTACATTGCGTCATGAAGAGTCTCTTCGCAAAGACTTTTCTGGAGCACCAATGGATTCAGCGTCTCATGTTCGTATTCTACATCGCAAATCTTGGACAAGTATTGATGGTCTAGTTCGCTATGACTTTTCACAAAGCAAATCAAAAACTAAAGAGACCAAAACATTTATTGATATCTTGAAACAGACACCCAATTATGAACTTGAGTTGGAAGTCTTGGATCGCACAAAGTCACCGGATGCAATGATTGAATCAATGATTAAACATATCACACCTATCTTGGCTGCATTTCAAGGATCACCCTTTCTATTGACCAATTCAGAGATTGAAAGTTATAAGATGGAGTTTGCAAATTTGAAACTTCCATTCTTGAGTCCAGTAACCTTAGAACGTCAACATCTTCAAACAGAACGTGCAAGTCATATTCTATCAGGATACACGGTTACAAACAAAGCAGATGGTGAACGATGTTTCTTAGTTGTGATGCGTGATCTACGCGTTATGCGAATTACACCAAGTTCTATTCTGACTTGGACAGGGTTGACTGCAAAAGACAAGATTCATATGAATGATGTAGTTGATGGTGAATACCTTGCAGACCGAAATACCTTCTTCATCTTTGATGTCTACAAATTCAGAGGATCCGATGTACGTAGACTTCCATTGCTTCGTGATGATGGACCTTCTCGTCTTGGACATGCTCGTGAGTTTGTGAGTCAATTATCAACTGAGTTCATGTCATTACCAACACCCAAACCCTTTCGTGTTGAGACTAAACTCTTTCTAGCAGGTGATGGACTTGAGATGGAAAAAGCAATTAAAACAATTTTGGATACCAAATTTGAATATCCAATTGATGGACTTGTCTTTACTCCTAAAACTATGTCTGTTCCAAGTCCAAAAGGAAATACATGGTCTAGTGTCTACAAATGGAAACCTGCTTCACATAATAGTATTGATTTCCTTGTCAAATTCAAACCTGGTGAGAGTTTTGACACTGTATTGGAAAAACGTGTTCTCAAAGGAACTTTGTATGTTTCGCGAGGTTCAGATGTAGTTGTACATCCTTGTGAAACCATGACAGGTGAATATGTTCCACCTGAACTTCCTACAGAGTATCGTGGTCAAAATCGTATTCCATCACCCTTTCAACCTATGGTTCCTAAAGCGCCAGATGCACATATCATTTCACTTCCTCTGAATGAAAAAGGAATTCCTGTAGATCAAGAAGGTAACCGAATTGAAGACAATACAATCATTGAATGCGCATATGATACAGATAAAGGTCGTTGGGTCATTATGCGAACACGTTATGATAAGACCTATCAATACCGAGTATTAGGAAAACCACAATTTGGAAATGATATTGCTGTTGCAGATTCCATTTGGACGAACATTCATGTTCCAATCACTGAAGACATGATTCGCAACATTGTCACCAATCCACCAGACACAACCTTTGAAGATGATCTATATTATCGTGATACATTAGACTCACGAGACCGTATTCTCAAAGATGTCTACGGATTTCACAATCGTATCAAAGAAGCGTTGTATACATCGACTATCAAACCTGGTGATTCATTACTTGAACTCGCAGTAGGACGTGGAGGAGACTTATTGAAATGGAAACGTTCTAAACCTTCCTTGGTCGTAGGGATTGATTCCTCTTTCTCAAATCTGATGTCTCCACGTCAAGGTGCATGTGTTCGTTACGTAAAAGAACAAATGAAACATCCATTACCTCCTGTTCTGTTCTTTCAAGGCGACATGACACAACCACTATTTCAAGGTGACAATGTCTACGCAAACATTATTGCAGGAACTCAACCACCTACAACTCCGTATTTGAGACAGTTTGCAGGACATACTGAATTTGATGTAATATCATGTCAATTTGCAATTCATTATGCATGTGAATCTGAAGAGACATTCAAAACATTTGCAACCAATCTTGAGACTCATGGTAAGCGTAGTTTCTTTGGAACCTGTTTGGATGGAGCATCTGTCTATGCATTGCTATTAGGAAAACAGAGTCATATGTTCCGTGTAGGCAGGAAGGTCTTTGGAGAGTTTGTGAAGCAATATGATGATGGAGTTGGATGGAGTGAAGAGTTTGGACAAGCAATCTCAGTACACCTAGAAAGTTTTGAACAACCTCAAAAAGAATACTTGGTTCCTTTTGCAAAACTCACTCAACGTTTGGAAGAAGCAGGATATGATTTAGTTGAGACCAAACTGTTCTCTGATCATTATGCACAACAAAACCAAGTCTTCTCTCAAGAACATCAAGAATTCAGTTTCCTACATCGTAGTTTCGTATTCAAGAAATCCGATAAACCCAAAATCACTGAAAAGCAGGAAGTCACTGTTCCTGTGATTGAGGAATCCAAGGAGGAATCCAATGAATCCAATGAATCCAAGGACGAACGAAGTGAACCTGATCCTGCAACCCCTGCAAAGAAACCTGTTAAGAAACGAATCATTAAAAAGGCGGAACCCGGTAATGAACCAGTGTTATTCTTAGGTGCAGATGAAGGAAAGGGTGAATGGAGAGTGTTATCAAACATGTATGAAGCACCCTTTCAGATTGATTCAGTTACATTCCCTACCGTTGAACATTACTTTCAATGGTCCAAAGCAAAAGCGTTTGGAGATGGAGCAACTGCAGACAAGATCTTGAAAACGCCTTCCCCTAAAGCAGTCAAAGCATTAGGTAAGAAAGTGAAGGACTTTGTAGAAGAAGAATGGACTGCAAAGAAAGATGGAATTATGAGAATGGCATTGAAAGCAAAGTTCATTCAACATCCAGATTTGAAGACTAAACTACTAGAGACTGGAACACGTCCAGTTGGAGAAGCGTCTGCACGTGATAAGTATTGGGGAATTGGAACATCTGCAGATACTGCTAAAGCAAACGATCCTTCAAAATGGCCTGGAAAGAATGTTACTGGAAAACTCTTGATGGAACTGCGAACGGAATTTAAGGAATAAACCAAGATAGAGAAGTATGAAGTATCCAAACATTCTATTCTTCCGTGATGAATCGTATGCAGCAATTGATACCTTTTTAGCTGCAAATGAAGAGAAACTCAATTGCACGATTAATCCAACTTCAGATCCGAATGAAGTATTGAAACTCTTTGATTCAAATTATCATTTGATTGTGACCTATGGTAAGTCTGAAACAGAGTATTATGGACGTATGGGATATTTGGTAAACCGAATGCGTCTACGATGGCTTCACTTTTACGAAAACATCAAGGATTTGGATGCATTCAATCGAGGTGTGAATTTCTGCTACATTCACAACTGTTTGCTTCCACACTCAATCACTCGTCCAATTTTTTCAGTGTTTACAACTTGCTATAATTCGTATGCAAAGTTTCATCGACCGTATAACAGTTTGAAAGCACAATCACTTCAAGATTGGGAATGGGTAGTGATTGATGATTCTCCAGACGATAAACATTTTGAGTTTCTGAGAACTCTTGCAAAGGCAGATTCACGTATTCGTCTCTATCGTAGATCTGAGAATAGTGGAAATATTGGTAATGTGAAAAATGAAGCAGCATCTCTTTGCAGAGGTAAATACATTCTTGAATTAGATCACGATGATGAGATTCTTCAAGATTGCCTTTCAGACGCAGAAAAGGTATTTGAGAAGGATCCAGAAGTAGGATTTGTCTATATGGATACTGCACATCTCTACGAGAACGGAAACACTCATTCCTATGGTGATCATTTTGGATTAGGATATGCAGGATATTACTGTCAGAAACATAACGGAACTTGGGTGAATGTGATTTCAACCCCCAATATCAATAACTATACACTCTCACATATTGTAGGTGTTCCTAATCACCCACGTATTTGGAGAAGAACAACATTGCATGAACTTGGAAACTATTCTGAGTTTTTACCAATCTGCGATGATCAAGAATTACTTTTACGAACTGCAGTGAAGACCAAAATGGCACGAGTCCATAAATTGGCATATATTCAGTACATGAACGATGGATGGAATAACTTTTCACTCATTCGTAATTCAGAAATCAATCGTCTCGGTCCTCAGTTTATTGTTCCACAGGCATATGCAGACTATAAAATTGATGATGCTATGCGAAAAAGGAATGGATTTGAAGAACCTACACCTAATTGGTGGGCACTTCCTATGTGGAAACGTGAAAACTTCACAAATAAATACTGTAATTCATTGATCAATCTGAATCATAAAAAGCAGTATTGTATTCTTGGATACAAGTGTTTGATGGAATGCATTGAATCCATTCGTGAACTCTATGCAAACCCTGAGAATGACTTTTTAGTATTGGAGAATGGAATGACAAAAGAAGACTTATGTAGAATCTTGGATTCACTCAAACTAAGTCGTATGAGATGTTATGCTATGTCAGATTGTACTTGGGATCAGTTACGCGCCTACTTCTTTTTGATCTACAAAAGCACAGAGGATCATGAAGTTTGGACCTCTAGCGAGTCTGCCTGTAGTACTCTTCATACGTCAGTGACGGTGCCTGTGATTGATCTTGAGGAGCAAGTCCAGGAACAAATCGTTGAGACAACTTTGCCCCCACAATCTGTGTTGCCTGTTCAGGAGTAATTTCACCTTTCTCAATCTTTCTCTTGAGTGTAAGCATTTCAAAGAAGGTTTGATCTAACCTATCCTCTGCATGCATTTGGAACAAAGAAGGATAGTTGAAATACAAGACCTTATTTTCATCTTGTAGTTTCTCTTCATACTCTATCTTGTTGGATTTAAGATGAGACCATTTTTGTTTAGATCCATCCATTGTACGCACCAACGCTTGAATTTGAGTAGCACTCAAATCTTCATCATTGATTCCACGTCTTCCTGCTTCTACTTCTCTAGGAGTAAGTTCACGAGCTGCCATTACCTTTAATCTTTAGTTGCATGTAATACAATGAAACGCAAAACACGAAGAGGTGGCGTTATTATTGGAGAAGGTTCCAATGCAGTTGTATATAGTAAACCTGATCCAATTCAAAGACAACTTCCAAAAGGATGCGAATGGAAAGATGGATACGTTATGAAGGTATTTGAACCTGAAGTAACTTTTAAAGCTCGAAGAGAATGGCTTATAACTGGTAAGTTACGCGAGAATAAACCAGAAGGTATGATTTATCCTGAATCTCAATGCATTCTTAAGGATGGACGTTATGCTATATTTTCCAAAAAAGGTGGACAATCGCTCTTTGAACTCTTTTATAGTAATGATGTTATTGATACACCTGAAAAACTTCAAGATGTTGTTCGTGGATATTTGGAAACTCCAACAGTTGTGCGAAATCAAGAGTTAATTCCTAAAGTAGTTGAAGCTCTTAAAGTATTAAGAGGTCAGATAGAAACCATGAACAAAAACATTATCCACACGGATATCCATGAAGGGAATGTTGTCTTTGATGGAGAAGTTGCAAGATTGATTGATTTTGGAGAATGTCGAACTAATTCTGTGAGATGTAAACTTGATGAAGGAGAAATTGATTACATCATTGAAAAACTAGAAACAAAGGGTGGATCTAGGAAATTGCGACAGAGAGTTGTGAAACCAAAGCGTCGCACTCGGAGGCGTCTGTCATTCCGGTCAAAATGATATTCCCTGTTCTGAACACTTTTGCAATCCACTTAGTGTTAGGAAAGTAGATTTTAACTGCAGGATAGACTGCAGGTTCGTAAATCGTTGTAACACCTTTACTCCTAAGTGATGCATACAATGTATCTCTTGAAAGATTTGAAGTTCCAATTAGTTTAGTTTTGTAGTTCATGAGTACTACACGACGTGCATCTGTCCATTCACCTGAAAGAATTGCTTCTGAACAATGTTCCATGATTTGACTTCTCAACTTAGTAGTCACATCACGGTCATACGTTTCATCCAATACACCTGTGATATGAAAGACTCCATTCTGAAAGATTTTAACTGTGATTTCTTTGAGAGGAAAGGTTCCATCACCGTTGGACATAACAACCACTGTAATTGAATTATGTCCAAATCCAGTGGTTCGCTTTGGAGGTGTAGTTTTAGTTCTTCGTTTAATAAGATCTCGTTTAGATGAACCACGTTTAACAACTCCTTGTTTTTCCACCTTGATCACTGAGTCTGTTAGTGGAAGTGTGTGTGCCAGTACATCCGTATTGAGTCGTACTCCCATTGTGTAAAGAACAACCATTGTTGTCAGTGTTGGAGATTCCATTGTACTGTGGATCTGTATACACATAATCAATTTCATTTTTCCACGCTTGAGAGAATGCTAGAGGAAACTGGGAGATAACAATACATTGAAACTTACGAATTGCTTTTCGTAATACAACTTCTTCATGTGGAGTTAACATCCATCCATCTAAATATCCGAACCAAAGAGTTCCTGATGCCTGATGTGAAACTAAATCTAATACTGTCTCCATCCATTGATCTAATGGAACAACCGATAAATCAAAACAACCAGAAGGTTTTGGGACTTTGTAGGTATATACGGTCAACATGATTACAAAAAGAGACAGATGTTTAAGCGTTACGATCTGCCGTATGAGGCCAGTTAATTGTACTTTTCAATGCAGAAGCTTGTGCCACAGTAAGAGTGCATGGACAACCACTTGCAAGTAAGACCTTTTTACAGTTCGGGCAACAGTTGTTGGTGTATCCATTTCCATACATTTGACGTGCTGCCTGAATCTTGGACAATTCAGCGTCTGCACTAAGTTTATCGTTTATTTCTGGGAGTTGAGTTGAAGATAAGCAAGGCATAGTATTTGTGATTTGTGACGCCTTAGCGTTTGCACGGGACTCCGCTTGTGCTACCGCTTGACCTGCTGTAAACTCTGCATACATAGGTGCATCTTGAACTGTATGTCCACCTCCATGAAGGTATCCTGCAGATCCTCGTGTAGAAGGAGCATTCAATACAAGTGCACATGCAGTAGAAGCAACACGTGTTTCCAAGTTACCAGACGCCGCAAGACGTCTGACAATCTCTGTTTGATGACCTGCATCACGATGAGGTCGTGTATCCGTAATGGTCACCATTCGTTGTTTCATGCGTCCAAGATATTCACTATAGGAGGACATTTACTCTTATCTTCTAGGTAAAAAAAGAATGGAGGGGGTGAAACTGAGGATCCGAATTCCTAAACTCTGGTTGTGTCCAGAAGACACTTGCTCTGAGTTTTCGAAGAATGAGTCGTATTGCGATAAGTGTTTATACACCAGGATGGGTAAACATGTGCCTACGACAGCATTCACGAGTAAGACCCAAATCGTTCATCGCCCTACCTTC